AATATATATATGCGGGGTTTATGCAATGTTACGGCATAAACCTTTTTGAATACAAAAATAAATTGCATTGGTGGGAATTTAACGCATTGTTTCAAGGGCTATCAAGGGATACTCGGATAATGCAGATAATTGATATTCGTACTAGACCTATTCCTAGAAGAGACAAAACAAATGGCGAGTATATAAACAATCTTTTAAAGCAAAAAGCTGAGTATAAATTAGAACTAAGCCAAGAGGAACAAGAAAAAGAAATACAACAATCGCTTGGCGATTTATTTAGTGCTTTATCAAATATGGCCGAAAAGGAGTGATGATATGGCAGATGGTGATGTAGTTTATAAAGTTGAGGTTGATGATAAAGAAGTTGACAAGCAACTTAATGCGGTTAACTCAAAAATTAAAGAAAGCAGTCAAGAAACTTCGGATAAACAAAAGAAAGATTATAAAGAAACGTCAAAAGAGTTTAAAAAACAATCTAATGAAGTAGTAAAAGAAAATAAAAATACCAATAAATCTATAACCGATGGCAGTAGTGGTACAGCCGGAATGCTAAAAGAGGTTTTTGTAAATGCAGCCGATGAAATTGGATTGTCATTTTCAAATTTAACAAAAGCGGGGATTATTGGCGGTTTAGCTGGTTTAAGTGCTAAAGCAGTGTCGGGGGCAGTTGATTTTGATAAAGCGATGAATCAATTTGCTGCAAGCACGGGAGTAACTAATGAAAAATTAAAAGATTATGAAAACATTTTAAAAAATGTTTATGCTAACAACTACGGTGAAAGTTTCGATGACATAGCCGAAGCTATGAAAGAAATTAGAACACAGATTGGACCTGTAGTTGATAATTGGGATCCTACTGCTCTACAAGAATTTACTGAGAGTGCCTTTGCTTTACGAGATACATTCGGTTATGACATTCAAGAATCAGTTAGAGCAGCTAATGCCATGATTAATAATTTTGGCATTGACGGTTTAGATGCTATGAATTTAATTGCCAACGGAGCGCAAAACGGATTGGATTTTAGTGGCGAATTGTTGGATAGTATTAGTGAATATTCTGTCCAATTTGCAAAAATGGGCTTTACGGCTGATGAAATGTTCAAAATATTTTCTGCTGGCGCAGAAAATGGCGCATTTAATCTTGACAAAATAGGTGATGCTATTAAAGAAAATGCTATAAGGGTTATAGATTATTCAAACACAACACAAGATGCTTACAAACAGTTGGGATTAGACGTTGATGATATGTCAAAGAAGTTTGCAAGTGGTGGTGACGAAGCAAGAGAAGCATTTGACCAAGTTATGACAGGGTTGATTGCGTTGGATGATCCAGTTAAGCAAAATACAATAGGTGTAGAACTATTTGGTACTATGTGGGAAGATTTAGGACCGACGGTTGTTGGGGCATTATCAAACATTGAAGATGGCGCTTATGGAACAGCGGATGCCATGGAAATGATTAAAAAGGTTAAATATGATGATTTAGGTTCTATGTTTGAGGGTTTAACTCGACAAATAGAGTTGTTAATACTTCCATTAGGGGAAGCGCTTATTCCGATTTTGACGGCTTTGGTTCAAACTGTATTACCTATACTACAATCACTTTTACCGCCGTTAATAGAGGTTCTTAACGCTGTAATAACTCCAATTTTGGGTATTATTCAAAGTTTAACACCATTGATTGATACTATTACAAATGCTTTAACTCCAATTATACAGTCATTAACTGTCTTGTTTCAAGACGTGTTTGGGATAATTGCTAAAATAGTGTCCGAAACTATAACCGATATAGTAGCTTTTATACAACCTATTATTACTTTTATTAGTGCAATATTAACACCAACTATTCAAGCGCTCACACCATTGTTTACGGGAATATTTGGGAGTATTGCAAACACAGTTTCAAGCGTGATTAATAACATTAAAGGAATATTAAGCGGTATTGTGAGCTTTATAAGCGGTGTGTTTTCGGGAAATTGGCGTCAAGCATGGGAGGGGATAAAACAAATATTCTCTAACATAGTAAGTGGCTTTGCTAACATATTCAAAAGCCCAATAAACTGGATAATAGACGGAATCAATACGTTTATAAGCGGTTTAAATAAAATAAAAATTCCCGATTGGGTTCCAGTTGTAGGCGGAAAAGGTTTTAACATTGGGAAGATACCAAGATTAAAAGTTGGTATGGATTATGTACCAAGTGATTTTTTCCCTGCGTATTTGGATAAAGGCGAAATGGTACTTACAGCACCCGAAGCACAAAAAGTACGCTCATACGGCGGAATACAAGGTATAGAGAGTATGTTAAGCGCCAATCTTGTTACAAACAATGAAATGGGTCTTGATTATGGAAAACTAGCCGAAGCAATGGCGGGTGTTACTATACCGATTTATCTAGACGGCAAAGTCGTAGGCTATAGTATAACGGGCTCAGTCGATCAAAACATGGGAATTATAACTTCACGCAAAGGGAGGTACGGAATATGAGAGAAGATGTAAGATTTAAAATCAATAATGATGATTTTTTGTTAAGCGATTATCATTTGTGTGTTGAATCATATTCTATTGGTATCCCCGAGGTTAAGAGCTTTTTTCAAGAGATACCGTATTCTAATGTTGTTTATGACTATACAGAATATTTTGGAAGTCCTACATATAGCCAACGCACAATAACTATAAATTGCAAACTAATGAAATCGACACCGTGTTGGCAAAAAATAATGCAAAAAGTTCTTGAACTCATGCACGGTCAAAGAGGTACGTTCAGTTTCGCAAGCGATAGTGAGTGGTATTATAATGGGAGAATTTCTATTGACACGGATGATCATGATAATTGGAATTTTGCTACCGTTACATTATCGATAATTTGTGATCCGTTAAAAACGAACATGGAGGGGGCGAGCAAACTTTGAAATTAAAATTAATGTGCGATGCCGATATATTGTTTGACAGTACGACAAATATGTATAAAGCTATGTCAATCGATTTAACTGAACAAGTTAATACAACTAATACATTGGTGTTTACTCTCCCACCTTTTAATCCTAATTATGATAAACCGCAAAAAATGACGTCTGTAATCGAATTATATAGAAATGATGCCCTTGTGTTTGAGGGGCGAGTGCTGTATACCGATGATGATATTTTGGGCAATAGAACATTTACTTGCGAGGGATCTTTAGCTTATTTCCTTGACAGCATAGTAAGACCTAATACAACGCAGGATACAACTATACGCGATTATCTTCAAGGTCTTTTAAACCAGCATAACGCGCAAGTTGAAGAACAAAAGCGATTTACACTTGGAATTGTTAATGTTACCAATACAACTGACAATGTATATCGTATAGACAATGATTATTCAAATACATTAACAGTAATGCAAGAAAAATTAGTTAACCGTTTAGGTGGATATTTAAGGGTTAGAAAAGAAAACAACGTAAGATATCTTGATTACTTGGAAGAGTATGGAACAACATCAAATCAAACTATAGAATTTCAAAAAAATATATTAGATTTGGCACAGCGTATATCTGCGGAAAATGTAATAACCGCGCTAATACCTTTAGGTATTAAAAATGAAGAAACGGGGTTACCGCTAACGATTGAAAGCGTGAATGACGGTAAAGATTATTTAGTAAATGAAACTGCCGTAAGCCTATTTGGCTATATATACGGTAAGAACGAGTGGGAAGATGTTACTTTACCCGAAAACTTAAAAACAAAGGGAGAAGCCTTTTTGCAGGAAAATATAAAGGCTTCTTGGAGCATAGAAGTAAATGCCGTTGATTTATCGATGCTAGACGTATCGATTGATACATTGGATTTGGGAATGAGTGTTCCAGTTATATCCGTACCGCATAAATTAGACGAAAATTTTACAATTAAGAAAAAAGAAACTAAATATCTGCAACCGCAAGATAGCGAAATAACTTTAGACACTGTCATAAAACGAAACACTGATCAAGTTTCAAGTACTGACCGACAATTAGGACAGTTGGAAACAATACAGACTGACAGATTTATGGCTATTGTGAAAGAACAGACCAATTTAATTACGGGCGGTTCGGGCGGAAATATGCAGTATGGATTTAATGACAGTGGTTTACCGAGTGAAATCTTTTTTCTAGACAACCCCGATAAAGAACTGGCAAAAAAAGTATTAAGAATAAATCAAAACGGGATTGGGTTTTCGAAAAATGGAATTAATGGTCCTTTTGAAACGGCATGGACATTAGACGGCGTATTTAATGCTAATTATATTACCGCTGGTATTCTACAAGGAATACAAATAATTGCAGATTTAGGTATGCTTGGCGGTTGGACAATGGACAGTACATCTCTGTCAAGCGGAAGTACGGTCGGAATTATTCTAGATTCAAGCGAACCAAGCATTGCGACATATCATCCTGATACGGATTATATCGGCATGAAAATGTATAATGGTGGATTGGCTATATACTCTTACGCTAATAAAGGGACATACGTAGGACAATTGTCAAGCGGAGCAGATGGAACGGTGCTACAGGGTGCATATGGACACAATTTATCTCTCGGTATAAGTACAGATAACACAAATACTGCGCTTGATGGTTATTTAGTTATGGAAAATGGCGAAGTGTCATGCTATAAAACGTTAAATATGCGCGGACACAGTATAATAAATCAGTCAGACAAACGATTAAAGAAAAATATAAAAGATATAGATTGTTCTTTTGTATATGATTTAGAAGTAAAACAATTTGATTACTTAAATGGTGATAAAAACAGAATTGGTATACTTGCAAATGATTATACGAACAAAGGCTATTCTAAATATTTTCTACATAAAGGAAAAGACGGGTATTATGGTGTAGATTACCAAAATATTATGAATGCACTGATTAAATGTGTGCAGGAACAAAACAACCGTATAAAAGCGTTAGAAAGGGGAACAAAATGATATTTAGTACAATAACACAAAACAATCTTAATTTAACCGCTGATACTACCGAAATCCCAGCACAGTATAGCAATAATATACAGTTTAAATTTATTCAAGACAATGAACGTTTTAGCGGATATATACCGACTATTTATATTGGTGTATATGACAGTGCGATGATAGAGTGCAGCGACGTTATTAATGCTGGTGGTGCGGTTGTTGTAGACGGTGACGGTGTGTTTGCTATATCTAATGAAATAATGTATCGTAACGGCTTTTTAGCGGTTGGGGTAACATTAACCAACAATGACGAGAACGTATCTCTAAAGCCCGTTATTTACCGTATACAAGCAAGTGTTGGTGGATTAAGTCCATTACCGCCAGATGAGGGCGAATGGCAACAAGTTGTTAAAGCATTTGTTGAAACACTGTTTAATAACTGGTCTACTGAAAATCTCGATCCAATAAAAGCACAGCTTGAAGAACTTATCTCTACAGCACAAACACAACAAGAAAAAATAACATCTCAGCAAACGCAGATTGATAATGCGATTGAAAACATGGGAGATTATGAAATCGTACAAGAAGACCCCGTACAAATAAGATTTAAAAAAGGTGATGGAACATTCGGGGAAACTGTTGATTTGGGCGACGGTTTAGCATCTAAAGCAATGGTAAATGCTGGCTATTATACTTATAAAGGTATTAGTTATGGTGGTTCAGCAAGTAATAACGGGATTGACGTTGCAGAAATAGACGGAGCATATTCCCAAGAAACTACAAACGGGTTTCAATTATTCGACGCTAGCAAATTGCCTACTAAATCACAAGGTGGAGCAACTGTAACGAATAATGGTGATGGAAGTTTTACTATTAGTGGGAGTGGCACTTTAAGTGAAGACTTCAGTATTACATATAGCGCTACAAATATGGTGAATTATTTAAAACAAGGCAATATTATTTTAGATTGTGTAAATACTTCTTATCCGTATGTTGAAATACAACTAAAAAAAGAAGATAATAGCAATTTGATTGTTTTAACTAACCGTTCTAATGCGGAAAATAGCGCTAATATAACGCAAGAAATTTTGTCGCAAATTTCAAAAATATGGGTATATATTTACGGAGTAAAAGACGGCGTTATCGGAGGAGGCATCATCAAACCAATGCTCTACCAAGACGGAGACGGAACTTTTGAGCCATTCACGGGCGGTATTGCTAGTCCTAACCCCGAATATCCTCAAGAGCCTAAATTTGTTGGTGATTACAACGAGGGTACGCAAAAATACGATATTGATTTTGTTACAAGTGGAAAAAACTTATTGAATAACGAAGCTAATACATTTAGTTTTAAAGGAGTTACTTTTACAATAAATAAAGATAAAAGTATTTTGCTTAGTGGTACCGCAACAGAAACAATTTATTGGAATGACGGAAAATTATCCGCGAATCTTTATAATGATAAAATATATACATTAAGTGGTTGCCCTAGCGGTGGCGGTTTAAACAAATATTATATGTATTTATACAATGAATCTTTTTCTCTTAATGATACTGGTAATGGTGTAACTAACATGTCAAAGGTAACTAAAAAAGTCGTGTTTGGTATTGCCATTTTAAGCGGTGTAAACGTAAACGGATTAGTATTTAAACCACAACTAGAGATTGGAACAACAGCTACCGATTATCAGCCATATCAAGGCTTCGAAACCACAACCGTAGAACTAAACCAACCGTTACGCGAGTTACCAAACGGCGTTAAGGATACAATAGAAAACGGTGTTGTTACGAGAAGAGTTGGGGAAATAACTTTTAATGGTTCAGAAACATGGTTAAAAAATGCCGGAAATACTAATAATTGGCTGTATCATATTGCTATAACACACGTTAACGCAAAAGGGTTGTGTGATTCGTTACCACACAATGAAATAGACGTTATAAATAGTGATGGTTCCGGGATTAACCGAGTCGGCTTCAATTTTACTAAATACGAAAAAGTTATGTATCTCAATGTTGGATATTATATGGAACAAGCAGGTCTAACCAACACGGTAGAAAACCTAAAAACTTGGCTACAATCTAACCCTATTACAGTATGGTACGAACTAGCTACGCCAACTACAGAACAAATCACGTTGCCTACTCTGCCGAGTTGGTATCCTTATACTGATGCGTGGGTTGGAACTGAATTACAACCTAGCTTTGTAGAATGGCATATCAAAACCGCAGGAGTTAACCAAAATGATTTAACCGTCATTAAAGAAGATATATCGCAATTACAAACCGAAACCACGCAGTTAAACGATGATGTTACAAGGCTTATGGGAGCTTTTACATCGGTGACAGATTTAACTAAGCAATTATTCTTGCTTATGCATCGTGTAGGTGATATTATTTTCAGCACTTCCGATGAAAACCCAAGTACAATTTACGGCGGAACATGGGTAGCGTGGGGCAAAGGTCAAGTGCCAGTTGGTGTCGACACAAGCGATAGTGATTTCAACACCGTTGAAAAAACGGGCGGAGAAAAAGAACATACATTAACTGTTGATGAAATGCCGAGCCATAAGCATGATATTTACGGTGGAAACACAACAACTACAAACATATTAACAACATCTAATAACAATGGATGGATAACTCTATTAGGAGGAATGGCTTATAAAAACGATGGTACAATGACTACTGTTGGAAATGATGAACCACATAACAACTTACAGCCATATATAACTTGCTATATGTGGAAAAGAACTGCATAAAAACTTAAAGGCCGAAAGGCCTTTTTAATATTAATAAAGTGAGGTAATTTTATGAACAAAATTAATTTAAAAATCAGATTAAAAAATCCCGTGTTTATTGCACAAATTGTATTAGCTGTTTTAACGCCTATTTTAGCTTATGCGGGGCTTACCGCACAAGACCTAACAACATGGGGAGCGTTAGGAAAACTGCTTTTAAACGCTGTTTCTAACCCTTACGTATTATCTCTGGTGGTTGTATCTGTATGGAATGCAGTCAACGACCCTACTACAAGCGGAGTAGCAGACAGTGAACGTGCACTAAACTACACTGAGCCTAAAAAGGATTAGCGTTATGAACGAAGCGGAAATGATAGGCTCTGTTATTGCAGGAGGGGTAGCAATTTTTAGTTTTGTTACCCCTATGCTTAAGCTAAATTCGAACATAACACGTATGAACACACTGCTTGAAAGGATAATCGAAGATAACAACCGACAAGACAAGCGGTTAGATGCACATAGTGAACGGCTTGACGTTATCGTAGAACAGCAACGCAGAAACGAAAAAATAATTGATATACATGAATTGCGTATCAACAATTTAGAAAATAGAAATTAAGGAGAAAAATAAAATGGCAGTATTTAATATTCATGGAGGACATGCTCCAGCAGGTAAAAAAGGAAGTGGAGCAGTAGGGATTGTAAACGAAAGTATTGTAGATAGAGAAATTAAAGATGCGGTTATTGCTAAATTAAGAGCATTAGGGCATACTGTTTATGACTGTACTTGCGAAAATGGGGGAAGTGCAACCGAAGTATTAAAAGACATTTGTAACAAAGCAAATGCACATACAGTTGATTTAGATGTATCTATCCACTTAAATTGTTACAATGGGTCAGCAAAAGGCACAGAAGTATTAGTATATAAATTGGGAGGTAAAGCCGAACAGTACGCAAAGAATATTGTTAATTCAATTTCAGAATTAGGATATACTAATCGGGGTGTAAAAGTACGTAATGATCTGTACTATTTAAAACATACTAAAAACACAGCGTTGTTAATCGAAACATTCTTTTGTGATAATCAAGAAGATGTAAACCGCTATAATTTAGATGCTATGGCAAATGCAATTGTTAAGGGAATTGTAGGCGAAGTGACAAGTTCAACAGAAGTTCCAACACCACAACCTGCTCCTGAACCTGCCAAACCAAGCGGTTATGATGAATGGGTAGCACGTTTACAACAAGAGTTAAATTCCCAATTTAATCGAGGTTTAACGGTAGATGGGTTAAAAGGACCTAATACATTAAATGCTTGCCCTACGGTTAAAAAAGGTGCAAAAGGAAACGTTACACGCTTAATTCAAGAGCGATTAAATAGTGTTGGCTTTAGTCTAGGGGCAGATGGTATTTTTGGAACAGCAACTTATAACGCTGTAAAAGTTTTCCAACGTAACCGTGGATTAAGCCAAGATGGTATTGTTGGTAAAAATACATGGAATTGGCTTTTAAAAGGAACTAAGATGTAATTATGTTTAGCAAAGAATTACAAGATGGTGTATCCTATGAATAAAGTTTACTTGAAAATAGGCGCTGAAGATATTCAGGGAAATAAGCTGAATACACGGGTAGAGTATGTTCTTATGTATGTGGGGTTATCGCACAGCATTATCAACAATGGGTATCGTGATATACATGTAAATAATAAATACATAAAATTCAAGCCTGGATCAAAATAATCTAGGCTTTT